TATGTGCCATTCTTCTTCTCCCACCTCTGGTGTTTCTTGCCACGCTGGTGCTGGGCTATGTATCCGACCCTGTATCCTTCTCCGCAACCGCAGGTGTCGAATCGGGCTTCGGCGCTGACGGCGACTTCGGGTTGGACTCCTGTTCGAGTTGCAGCGCCGAGGAGTTGGCGTTGGAAGTTTCGTTCTTCTTCTTTCTCTTTCCTTTCCCTGTCTTCGTAGATGGTCTGCCACTCCATGCGGTGGCGGATTTGGACATGCCTATTAACTTGGAACTCAGATATGAGATTGGACTTGTTACAAGTCGCAAAACCCCAGATATCATACTGCCCCCTATCAGGGTCATCGGAATGGAGCAGGCACTTGAGTGTGCCACGCTTGGGTTCTTTATCAGGCTTGACCGTAGTGAAGTACCGCGTGCCCTCAGGCCGCATCTTCTGTAGTTGCGACTCCAGCATGTTGCGGTTCACTACAGAGCGCTCACCATTCTCCGTGTCATAGACATATACGTAGCCTGCCGATTCCAGGGATGCTATCTGTACATCAATCGGGAACGCATCGGATGGCGAGTGGATGACCTTCCTTCTGTCGAAGCTGCCAGGCTCAGGCGCTGGTTCAGCTTCTTCCATGAGTTCTACAGTCATCTTATTGTCTGTGGTCATAAGCCTTTCTCCTTAGATATCGTCACTAATCTATCGAGGTGTTCATGGTACTCACCCACCAAATCACGGGGCTGTATCTCTGGACGGACTGTTGGGCCTAGTCGTACAAACTCAGCTATCTCCCGCAACTCACCTACACTATGAAGGACTTCCATACGCCTGGTAGCCGCATCCCATACACCCCCTGGTATACGGAAGGCATCAGCCGTGAAGTCTTCTTTTGGCCCAAGGTCTTCACGGTATTCAGCCATGCGCTCCCCCCGTACCACGGAGATAATCTGATACCTACGCCAACCACTGTTGTCAGGTGCCTGTAGGTTGACTTCAGTCAGATTGAATGCAGGCTCATCGAGGTGTACCTCAACCGCTGCTGATATGAGTTTTGTCATTGTGACCTAGGTCACAGCCTATGTCCACGCGGGGATATACATGACTGTGCCACCGTCATCCGTGACGGTAAGCCACTTAGTGATGGTGGCTGTACCTACCCCAGATGGCGCAACATTGGAGATGGTGACAGTCCCAGAGGCATTGGCCGTCCACTGGGCGCTGTCATTCATGGTGATGGTTCCGTCCACCGTAAGGCCGTTGACGATGGATAGACTTGGTGCAACATTATTGAATCGTGCCACGACAGTGCCGTCCACAGTCACTTCTAACCGTGAGCGGCTACTGTCGTAGCGAAACCCTCTACGAGTGGTCACCTAGCTTGCCTAGGCAGTCCAGTCGCGGTTGGCCCAGACCTTGATGTAGTCCACATCCAGGGTTTTCACCGCTGTGGTCTTGGACTCCACTATGACGTTCAAACACAGGTCTACAGAAGTAGAAACTGCACCAGTGACGGTCTGCTCCAATACTCCATCAACCCACCATTCGACGGTGCCGTTGGGGAACAGTTCCAGTCGCAGGACTTGGTACTCACCAGCGGTAGCACCGGCATCAAAGTCAACTGACGTGGAAGTAGTCTCCCCGGTGGTAGTACCACCGTTGTACACACCGTGCCAGTCACTGTTGTCGGTCAGGTCTGATGCCATCAGGAACCCTACTAAGTCGGAAGCGGTCAGTGTGACGGTGACGGTATCACCATGACAAATCGCGCCTTCAACGATAGCCAGGTCAGTGTTTACATCAGAAAAACCAATGAAGACTTCACCCGTGTTGAGTGCGGCTTGGCGCACCCGCGCTTCCATGACGATGCTGCCCATAAGAGCTACATCAAACATGGTCGCACTCTGGAGGCCAGCGGCATGGACATCCTCATTGGTCGTGGTGAGTTGTATCACACCATTAAGACCATCAGAGTCCAGACGAGGCGCACCAGAGTCAGTTTCTGAAATGCCTTGGCCGACGATGTTCAGCCCCCCAAGGGCTATCGGAGGAACCGTGGTCGCGGCCAAAGTAGACGCCGCACCATAGAAGTCCTCGTCAATCATAAGTCTGCTGTCACTACCTTGTGCCATGTTGTTCACCTTTTTGTTTGAGCTGTAGCTCTAAATTTCGTATTCGCACCCTATAGGGAGCGGTTGCCAGGAATATGCTATCCCTAGGGACGGCGGCTAGGTTCTCTAACCGCACATCCGCAGGTTGTCCATTCAGGTTATGTACGACCCACCCTTTAGGTATGGGGCCATGAGCCTCAGACCAGATGGTGCGCCGGATGTTCACTACGACGTAGGCACGGCAGCGTCCGATTGGATCTCGAACAGCCAGTTCCCTGCGCTACGCTCGCCGTAGGCATACTCGTCATAGAGGTATACCACGGTAGCTCCGCCACCGATGTCTTCCCGGCGAACCGTAGCGGTACGGGGAGCGCGTCCCTGTACCATCACGATGGCCTCTTGAGCGAACACGCCGCCCTTGGCATCGTTTGTCGTAGAGTCGATGGTGATGTTCCCGTCTTCAAAGACTTCGACCCCCGCAATCTTGCCACGGAAGCCTTCTGTGAATACACGGGCGGTAAGACCCTCAGTGGTTTCACCGGCGGCAGCCGTGCCGATGCTGGCAGTCAGTTCGTCATAGAGGTCCTTGATCTGGAAGCCGTGGAGAACCGCACGGTAAGGTGGGTTACCAGGCTCTGTGGCGTTGCTGCTGATGCGGTAAGCCGCCGCAGCGATGACGCCAGAGGCCAGGGTAGTACCAGCACCGGAAAGGATAGTGGTCGCACCGTCAAGGACAGTGAGGCCGTCTTCGTCTTTCTTCCGCTGGATTGCCTGCTGTGCCAAGCTACCAAGCTGGGCATAGGANTGNGAGTTGATACGGGAAGCTACCCGGTCAGTCACCAGGGTTTGAATACCAGTGACGGTGGGGGTGATGCTAAAGACCGTATCAGACATCTGNTGTGGGTTATCNAGCGTGGTAGTCTCGGTGATGTTCTGGGCACTAAGCGCAGCCATCGAGATCTCACGCCAGCTGGTGCCGGTCCCCTCAGAAAGGGTGACCTTGTCCACCAGGTTGGGCATGACGCCCTCATATTCACGGACCTGTCGAGCCGACGCCACAACGGTATCAAGGCTATCGGCTAGTGATTGGGTAATGGTGTCGCCAGCAGCCATAGCTAGTTCCTACCTTCGTTTGTTTATTTTGGTTGCCCTTGCGTGTTCTGCGCGGCTAGGGTTGTCCATCTTACCGTATGTCTGAGTGAACCACGTCCAGTCATCTTGGCTGGCACCACCCCCAGCACTAGCGGGGCCAGTATCTAGGTCATAGATACCGGCTTCTTCTAGCCGTTGGGTGGCAGCTTTACGTTCCTCATCTCTGACGTTATCAGTCGCCTGGGCGGCCTTACTGCGCTCTGCTTTCCGTACCACTTCATGGGCTCGGACCAATGTACTATATAGCCCGGCCATGCTCTTATTCTTATGAGCCTCTACCCATGTTTGGCGCACGTTTTCTAGCTCTGGAGCTTCGTATAGACTAAGGATTTCATTCCCGTCCACGTCGTGCATCGCCCCACGTAGCTGTTCAGTAAGTGCTTCGTATCGGCTCTGGTACGTCCTACCACGCTGGTTGTTCTGTGATTGCGCCTGTATTTGAGTGAGCTGTTGTGGAAGATTCTCGGTGTCACCTTCCGCTAATGCTTTGATCAGGGCTGCGTTTGATTGCTCCATAGCAACCATACGGTCACCTATACCAAGAATAGCGGTATCAGTGTCATCGCGCTTTCGATTCCTACCTTGCTCAGTCTTTAATTGCTGCTCTAGCCTTTCAGCTTGAGTCTTCCAGTCTACTTCTGGCTCTACCGTAGCCTCGGTTTCAGCTTCTTGTACTTCTGGCTGTGGGGCGTCAGGTTCCTGAGTTACCACTTCCTCCGATACTTGCTGCTCGTCTGCCATATTACCTCCGTGAGTTACCTGCTATAGGGTCGTCACAGTTATATGAAAGCACTGGGACTACTAAATGTCAACTATCTAC